GTTCTTTTAATTTTTCCTGTAAAGCGGTTAAGCATTCGTTAAGCATGGTTATCTTAAATCCTTATAGTAATCTTCCCAGACTTTTCTTATAACAATTTGGTCAAGTTCCGACACTCCCAACCAGGGGCGGGCAGGAACCTGAATTGTTTTAACGTAATTTGTAGCCATTGCCTTTCCGTGAACTCTTCTGGCTACAAATTTTCCTTTGCTTTTGCCCTTTGTAGCCTTCACATTTTTCTTTCGAGTAACAGTTATCTGAGACTCTCCACCGAACTGATGCAATCGTCCTCGTTTAAGGTTAGTCCCCACTTCCAGTTGATTTTTATTCTTAACATTTGAAGTGACTGATCTCCATAAATCTCCAGAGTCTACCAGAGGAGTATCGCTTCGACCCTTTTTCCTCAAAGCTTTTGTAATCTTCGAAATAGGCTTCTGAGGAGTACCATCCGGCTGCAGTCCCTTTCTCATCCTCTGTTGAGTTCCTCTTACCAGCCTCACTCCTGTCTGAGCCAGGGGAGTTGCAAAATTGCCTTCCTGTAATTCTTTGAGTTTTCTTATAGCTTCAGCACTTCCCTGAATTTTAAAGTCAACAGAAATTCCTAACATCAAATTACTCCCATTCCAAAATATCAGACTCAGAAAGAATGGCCTCAGATGCTGTGATTATATAATCGGAAGGACTTGTATTTATTCGACTATTAAGGAACTGGTCTATTTGTCCACCTTCGCCAAGAATTTTATCCCACTTATCACGAACCATGCTTTCTTTTTCAAGAGCCTCAAATAAATAATAATAAGCCAGTTCTCTCCACCATATCTGAAGTCTTTCTTCACCATACACATCAGCATCTAACTCAATCTTATTGGTAAGAGCTACTTTTGCATCAACAATAGCAATCTCAATAGGAGTGTCGCTACTCAAATTGAGGGTTTCAATACTATCGTTATATTTCTCTTTTACGAAAGAAACTGTTATACTATCCATACGATTAAACTTTCCAGCTTAGGAGAGGGCCGTAATCCCTCTCTCTAAGCTAATTTTTTTTAGGAAAGAACATACATTATTCCAGTACCGTTTATATCGAAACACATTACCAGCGGATTAGACTCCACCACAATAAATTTACCAGGAGGATTCTGCTGTTCATACATCTTTGAAAAGAAACTGGTCTGGATAAGTCCGAGCGTTTCATGCACGGGACCATAATCAAAGAAGTATTCATTACCGGAAGACAGGAAAACTATACCTTTTTGAGGGATGATGTAATTCCCGTCTGAGTCTTTCATGGAATACCTGTAGCATTCCATGCCCATAATATCACCGAAATAATATTCTCCAGCTATGGGTTTTATCGCCCCTAATTCTACCCGTCGATTATTCAGCAAAGCTAAGAATGACTCATTTTCCATGGCTGCATTGTAAGCAAGGTCTCCGAATACCATAGCTTTAGGAGCTCCGGAAGCTCCATACTGAAGTATTAAGTCAACCATATTCATAATATCGCTCTTAGGTGTGCTGCTTGAGTTATCCCATTTTGTAGTAACGGTATTGATTAAATTACCATTACGACCATAATCAACGGTATACTTTATTTTATTCACGGTATCATTATAAGTGAATGTTCCGGCACTAAACATCTTTCCCGCCATCCATTCCTTACGAAGATAAATCATATCTTTCATCTTCTGCAACTGGTCGTTTATGTCGGCAGATATTTGCTGGTCAGGGGTTGTATCGATATAGATATTTGGATTATTAAAACTGGTATTTTCTAAATCCAGCCCGCTATATTTGCTATACAACCTGATTTTCGGGAAGGTAACGGTTTCTACTGTATAAGTGTCCTTTGCTACCTGAATGCCTGCAGAGCCCACATAACAGAACGGAGCCATCTTCGGAGAATAGGTAAGTTTATTCTTATCGACAGTGCTGGCAGGATGGACTTTACCTTCCTTAAAAAATTTATCTATCAGGAAAGTAGCTTTTCGCGGTAACAGTTTTACCGATTTTGTCATAGAACGATGGGTAAATCTACTTATAGACATTATTAATCAACCTCCTCTGCAAGTTTAAATCCGAACCCGGACTGTTTAAAAAACTCCACCTGAAGTTCATCAGTCCAGTCTATTGTCGGAGTTAATTCTTCGTAATTTACTATTCCAGCTTCAAGTATCTGGCAATCAACATCTGCAGAAGTGGCGTCCAGACCGTCTTCATTGATTATTCCAAGTTTACCAATGTCTACCGCGCCAGCATTACCGAAATGTTTGTAATTTACTTCGTAATAATGCCGGCAAGTCCATGTAACCGTGCCATCTACTACAGTTTCCCCTACAGTAGTTGGCCAGGTAGGTTCTGTATTAGCATGAGACGTCCCGCCCGCAGTGGCTTCGTAACAATAGCCATTCTGGGTCGTAGGTTCTCTAAAGGCTCCCTGAGCATAAACAGTATTGGCGGCCCAGTCCGTAACACTTCTTGCTGTTTCAAAATTTAAACACCAGTCACCCGTGTTATAATCAATTACTCCAAGAGCAGTATCACCTTTAAGGACACCCTTCCGGTTTAAATCGGTAAAGGTTTTACCGGAGAATTTCTCTGTAATAGTAACGGAACCCGGCAATACCGGTTTATTATTACAGTTTCCGATTACATTCATCTGAGTTCCATTCGGGCTTTTCGCAACATTTTCTGCGGTAACGGCTGTGATTGCACCCAGGTCTACATACTTACCTCCGGATAACTGAGGAGCTACAACGGTACCTTTTGCCAGAGCTCCTTCTCCTAAAAGTATTGTAGCCGGCTTTTCAAACCGGTGTTTTTCCTGGTCAAAATGAGCCAGTAACAAATTTGTATAAGTTGAACTTTCAGAACTTATTCCAAGATTAACAGACATTCTTTATGCCCCCTTTCCGCTTCTGGCTTTTGCATCAGCCACAAGTAAATCATTTTCTTCGCCTTCCAGCTTGGCAACCTTGTTATAGTCTACCCACACACCGGAATTATCTTCCGCTTTAAGGTTAACCCTTCTATCTGTGGGAATTGATAGAAGAATATTCTCGCACATAACCATAACATCAGACTGTTCTATAACTCCCGGAGACTTTTCCAGCCTGACTGTGGCATTTTCACTGCCTTTGATATATTCAAGGGCTTTGTCTACACAGGGTTTATAAATCCCGGCGTGCAACATCTTACTTTGAAAACCCTCCACCTTGGTTTTCAAAAGCTCTCTTCGATAACTGGTAAGTTCCACCTGAAGCTTTTTTACTTCCGGGGTAACAGTATCTACTGCAGTCGTTTCAAGTTTCTTTGTTTCTTCTTTCTGCTGTGACTTTTTCGCAATTTCCGCTTCTAACTTTTTCTTTTCCAAGACTGCAGTGTCTTTTTCAGCTTTTAGCTGTGTCACCTGACCCTCTAAAGTTTCCAGTCTTTTGAGAGCCTCAGTAAATTCTTTAGGCATAGACATATCGCTATCCCCCTCCTTTTCTGTATTTTCTAATTCT